AACGGGTAATGCGACCGACTTTGGGGATTTAATTGGCGCCGACACTGCGTATATCGCCGGATGTTCCAACAACAACGGAGGGGTCCAATGAGCCAACGCTGGCCTGGAGGCCTCATTAAACCAACACCCATCACGCCAACAGGACCGTATCAAGACGGCTCGGCTTCAGGGGTATGGACACTTGATCAGATGGAATATTGGCTCCAGCAAGGGCTGTGGCCGATTGCGGGGAATATTGCGCCAAGAGGCTTGTTTGGTGGTGGCGGGGGAGCGAGTGGCGTTGTAAATGTAATTGATTATGTAATTATCACGACTACGGGCAATGCCACAGATTTTGGCGATTTAACTGTCGCCCAATCTGGTATTGGTGCTTGCTCATCTTCTACACGGGGTGTTTTTGGCGGTGGATCAAGTTCGGGTACGACAATGGACTACGTCACCATTGCCACTGCCGGAAACGCTACAAATTTTGGAAGCATAGCTACTGGCACTAGATACCTGATGGGTTGTTCATCATCAACTCGGGGATTGTTTGGTGGCGGATATGTTGCGGCGGCAACTAGTGTTATTTACTACATCACTATTGCAACGACAGGAAATACCACAAGTTTTGGAAATTTGACTGTTGCCCGCTATCGTGGCGCCTCTTGCTCCTCTACAACGCGTGGAGTATTTGCGGGTGGTATAACCACTGGAATAGTTAATATCATCGACTATGTCACTATTGCCACAACTGGGAATGCTACGGATTTTGGTGACTTAAGTTCTGGTTGGGCTGACTTGGGTTCCTCGTCTTCTTCAACTAGGGGTTTGTTTGGAGGCGGTGCCGTCCCCGGAAGTACAAATTCTATTGTTTATATTACTATTAACACGACTGGAAACTCATCAAGTTTTGGCGATTTAACTCAAGCCAGATATGGACTTGGTTCATGTTCATCTCAATTAAGGTCTGTTTTTGCGGGCGGAAACATTGGTGTTAAGGTTAATACAATTGATTATGTAACTATAGCCACCACTAGCAACGCTACAGATTTTGGCGATTTAACTGTTGCAAGAGAAGAGTTTGGCGCTTGCTCCAACGCTCACGGCGGTCTATAAAAAGGAAAAACAATGTCTAATGATTTAATTCTCAGCAACATGAACACTGCTCTGGCAATCAAAAAGCCAGAGTACAACTTAATGCTCAAAAACATTGAGAGCAAGATGCCTGCCGTGGTGCGGGATACCAGCAACTTCCACAAGTCGCACTCTCAATTCATGCAGGTGACGCTGGACATCACAGCCATTTCTCCGATTCGTAGTATCAAGCACACCCTTGCCGAGATTGACCGTACCAAGTCAGCCTTGCAAGAAGCCTATATCGGCCTTCGCAAAAAGCAGGTTGAACTGAAAAAGAAGCAAGCCGAGCTTGAGTCTTGCGAAAATTCTTTTGACCGTGAAATGCTGGAAATCGAGATTCTTGAACTCAATACGCACTTAGAAGGCACTCAAAACCATGTCAATGGTGCGCTGCGGAAAATGAACTTCCTCGTAAACCAGCACGATCAATTACTCAAAAAGATCGGCAAAGATGAGATCACTGAAGAAGACTACGAAAAAGAAGAAGCCAAGTACCACATCATGACCTGCATGAAGCAGGCTCTAAATGCTGCAAGATCGCGCAACGGCATGATTGACGAAGGCAATCTGATTTACTTGTTTGACCTTGGTATCAATGCTGCTCAAGCGCAGGCAGAGGTCTTTGCTTATCTCAACATGGAAAACACACTGATCTCTCAGGGCAACGCTCCAACGCACGAGATGACCATGCGATGGCTTGAGGCTTGTGCTGATAAGTGGGCTGATGATCCTGCCAAGTTTGCTGCACGGCGTGGGTTTGCAGTGTTTGATCGTTCAAGTCTTACCAACTCACCCCTGCTTGAGAGGGCAGCGTAATGCACCTGATTGTCGGCACCCCATGCTATGGGGGCATGATGTGTACCGAGTACACCGAGTCATTGCTCGGTCTAAAAGAGGCTTGCCTTCAGTACAACATCAAGCTGACCTGCATTTTCTTGGGCAATGAGTCTTTAATCCAGCGTGGCCGCAATACGATTGCCCATCATTTCTTGAAAACTGATGCAAGCCATCTCATGTTTATTGATGCTGATCAGAAGTTCCGTGCTAATGATATTGCTCGGATGATCAAAGCTGACAAAGGCATTATTGGTGGTGCAGTGCCTATGAAGGGCATCAATTGGGATCGAGTTAGGATGGGTGCCGTATTGAACCATCAAAACCTGCCGTCACTGACAGGCATCTTCAATATCAACAAGCTTGACGGCCATGACATGATGGACGCTAATCTGCCCTTTCAAGTCAAGCATGTGGGTACAGGATTCATGCTGATCCGCAGAGATGTGTTTGAGAAGCTTGAGCCTCATGTTGGCTGGTACACCAATGGTGGCAATACGATTGGTCAGGACAAAATCTACGACTTCTTCAAGGTGCAAAACGTCGATAACGAATTGTTATCTGAGGACTACAACTTTTGTCATATGTACCGTCAGCATGGCGGCACGGTTTGGGTAGCCCCTTGGTGTGAACTGGGGCATTTCGGCGCTTATTGTTTTTCAGGGCAGTATGCTCAAGGAGTTAGTCATGGCACACCAGTGCATCAAGTACCGGCTTAACGCTGACGGCACGATTCCATCATTTCTTTGCCTGCACCCCGAGGGTGTAGGTGGTGTATTTGTTGTTGGCGATCCTAGTACGCCAAGTCCTCGTGATATGGTTATGATTGGTCTGACTGAAGATGGTGTGACTGAAGGTGATTTTGAAATCGTGCCAACACAAGCAGACCTTCAAACCTATCTTGCTACGGTGGGTGCAAATTGGACGCAGCCTGATCCTGCTAATCCAAATGACCCAGAGGCAACCATTCCTTTTGACCCAGCAGCCGCAGCTTCTTGGGTGTGGGGAAGACTTGATGCGCTTAATGCGTCATGAACTGGTCTGATGTTCTCAAGGCAGTCATCCCGGTTATCGTAGCTTCATTGGCATGGCTGCTTGGTCAGGTTGCTGACTTCTCCACGCGGTTGACCAAGATCGAAGGGTCTATGCCTGCCTTGATTACCAAGGAAGGTGTGCCGACTGATAGCCCAATCTCTGCTGAGAGACGTGCTTTACAGAAAGAACAACTCATGCAACATATTAACGAACTTCAAGTTAAGGTCCGTTTGCTTGAAGAGCGCGAGAAACTAGGGAAACGGTAATGTTTGAGCTTCTTGGCGGCGGTCTTTTGGGTTCCATCTTCGGTGGATTATTTAGGCTTGCGCCGGAGATCCTGAAGTTCTTGGACAAGAAAAACGAACGCCAGCACGAGTTGTCTATGTTCCAGCTTCAGACCGACTTGGAAAAGCTTCGCGGTGAGTTTCGCATGGAGGAGAAGTATGTTGACTACTCCATTTCGCAGATGGATACGATTAAAGAGGCGTTTAAAGAACAGGCTACCACTGCTAAGGAAGCTGGCTGGCTTGCGTCTTTTATCACTGCTATTACCCGTCCGGGCCTTACTTGGATTGCTTTTGGCGTGTACGTGGCTGTTAAAGCAGCCGGTTTAACGATTGCATTTCAAACCAATGCAAATTGGGCTGAAGTCTTAACCAAGTCCTACGACGAAGATGACTTCGCTATGCTGAACATGATGTTAACGTTCTGGTTTGTAGGACGGTCCATAGAGAAATACAATAAATCGTGAATGAGGCAAAGAAGCTTTGCAAGGATGTACTGATAAAGCCCTTTGAAGGGCTGGCAAAGCGTTTGCCTGATGGAAGAGTTCAAGCCTATCCCGACCCCGGAACCAGAGGACATCCTTGGACAATCGGTTGGGGAGCCACAGGGCCGGACATCAATCCAGGAACCGTCTGGACCATGCAGCAATGTGAAGAGGCGCTTGACCACCACATAGAGTATTTTGTACAGGGCATAATCAAGCTATCACCAAAAATTCAAACTGCACTTCCTAGACGCATTGCCGCAGTGACTAGCTGGGTCTACAATTGTGGCCTAGGGAACTACCGAGTTTCCACATTCAAAAAGCGCGTTGATGCGGGGGACTGGGATGGTGCAGCAGACCAATGTATGCTCTGGAATAAAGCTGCTGGCAGAGTTCTTCCCGGACTTACACGCCGTCGTGCAGCCGAAGCTGCCTTGATGAGGTGAGGAATGCCTCTTACTAAAGTACTTTATAAAAACGGTGTTAACCGAGAGAACACAAGATACACAACCGAAGGCGGTTGGTATGTATCCGATAAAGTTCGTTTCCGCCAAGGAACGCCGGAAAAAATAGGCGGATGGGTACGCATATCTGCTAATACATTCTTAGGCGTTTGTAGAGCTTTGTGGAACTGGGCAACGCTTGGTGGTCAAAACTTGATGGGTGTTGGCACCAACTTAAAGTATTACATTGAACAAGGTGGCGCTTATAACGACATCACGCCCATAAGAACAAGAAATTACACAACGTCGTTAAGTAATCCATTTGATACGACCAATACCAGCACATTAGTAACTGTTAACGATACGGCGCATGGGGCGCAAGCTGGAGATCTTGTCTATTTCACAGGTGCTACTGCGGTGGGCGGTGTACCCGCAGCAGAACTTAATACAAGACATGTCATTACTTCAATTACTAGTGCCAACGCTTATGTAATCACGGTAACAACAGCGGCTACTTCGACGGTAACAGGTGGAGGTGGTACGGTAGCCGTTGAGTACTACATTAATACTTTTGCATTAGGCGCAAACCCATTTGCAACAACTAATGGATCAACCGTTGTTGTTGTAACAGCCAATTCGCACGGCGCAATAAATGGCGACTTTGTAACTTTTAGTGGAGCAACTGCTGTAGCTGGGTTGACAATAAATGGTGAGTATCAACTCACTTATATCAACGCCAACAGTTACTCTATAACAGCGTCAAGTAATGCAAATGCAACAACAACTGGTGGCGGATCAGCCGTACTTGCTTCTTATCAAATTAATACGGGTCCAGCGGTACAAGTTCCAGTCGCAGGATGGGGCGCAGGGGCATGGGGGCTAGGCGCGTGGGGAGTAGGCACAACGTCACTAGATTCTATTCGCTTGTGGTCGGCTAATAACTTTGGCGAAGACTTAGTCTATGGGCCAAGAGGTGGAAACGTTTATTACTGGGACGCTTCAACATCAGTAACAACTCGTGGCGTGGCTATAGAAACACTACCAGGTGCAATCGATCCACCTATCATACAAAACTTTATATTTGTATCTGATACTTATAGGTTTGTCATTTGTTTTGGGACAAACGATGTTGGTTCTTCCACTCAAGATCCTATGTTGATTCGGTGGTCTGATCAAGAATCAGTGGTTGACTGGTTGCCAGCGGCAACAAACCAAGCTGGATCAATACGTTTATCACATGGTTCAGGAATTATTACAGCCTTGCAGACAAGGCAAGAGATTGTGGTTTGGACCGATACATCGCTATATTCACTTCAGTACTTAGGCGCACCCCTTGTCTGGGGGTCTCAATTACTGGGTGACAATATTTCTATTATCGGCCCAAATGCCGTAGCAATTGGTTCAGGCATCGTTTTTTGGATGGGTAAAGATAAGTTCTATGTTTACTCTGGTCGTGTTGAAACATTAAACTGTGACTTAAGAAAGTATGTATTTAGTGACATTAACTTAGCGCAGAATGATCAAGTATTTGCTGGCACCAATGAAGGATTCAATGAAATTTGGTGGTTCTATTGCTCGTCTGATTCAACAACAATAAACAGATATGTTGTTTACAACTACGCTGAAAAAGTATGGCATTACGGCACAATGGCAAGAACGGCATGGATTGATGTTAGTTTAAGAGACTATCCGCAAGCAGCAACGTATAGTTATAACTTGGTTAGCCATGAACTAGGTAATGACGACAATGAAACGGGAACACCTGTAGCAATCAATGCTTACATTGAGTCGTCTGAGTTTGATATTCAAGATGGGCATAACTTAGGATTTGTTTATCGAATACTTCCAGATTTAACTTTTACAGGTTCAACATCATCAAGCCCACAGGTGACGATGACATTAATACCTATGATGAACTCTGGATCTGGTTATAACAATCCTCAGTCAGTGAGTGGCAGTAGTTCTGCTACCGTGGCTAGAACATCAACCTCAGTCATTGAACAATTTACGGGCCAGGTTTATGTAAGGGTCCGTGGCCGTCAAATGATCTTCAAAATTGAAAGCACAGACTTAGGTTCAGCATGGCAACTTGGTGCGCCACGTATAGACATAAGACCAGATGGTAGAGCTACAGGACGCGGTGCATGATCAAGCTTGATAACCCAGCGCCACCTAACTTACCGTTAGCGCCTAGCGTATATGATCAAACGTACTTTGAGTCTTTGACCAACACGTTAAGGTTGTACTTCAACAGGATTGAAAACGTCACAAGAAATTTACTAGGTCCAGAAGGTGGGATTTATTTAAATTTACCGTACGGTGCTTTTTATGACACTGCGGATCAGACTGCGGCGTCAACAACAACAGCATACGCTATCACCTTAAACGGCACCACCATATCAAATGGCGTTAGCGTAGAAAATAATAGTCAAATTACGTTTGCATACGAAGGTGTCTATAACATCCAGTTTAGTATTCAACTTGCAAACGATGACAACGCCGCTCAAGATATAGACATTTGGTTTAGAAAAAACGGTGTAGACATATCAAACTCAAATAGTCGGTTTGGGTTGGCACCACGAAAATCGGCAGGTGACCCATACCATGTTATTGGTAGTTTGAACTTTGTAGATTCGTTTACAGAAAACGATTATGTTGAGTTGTATTGGAGAACAAGTAATACATCTGCGTATATTGAATCGTATACAGCGCCTTCTAGCCCAACTAGACCTGCTATACCTTCAGTAATTTTAACGGCGACCTTTGTGTCATCTACACCAGCATAATCATGGCTTTAGATCGTTTTGGTAATTTTATAGATCCAGAAGGCGATGGCGGGCTGTTTAATACAACGCAGTCTGACTTGATAAACATTATTGCGCCTACGCCTACTCCTATTGCTCCAACACCTACGCCTACACCAACAACTACACTAAACTCTGTTTCTAATCTAACGCCACAGTTCACAAATAAGGAAATCGCTGACTATGTTTCTGCTGTTTTGGGTGGTGCAGGAACTGATGCGGAGAAAGCGGCTGCCATCAATGCTGCGGCGCAGCAATACGATGTTACTAGAGAACGGCTTGCTGCATCTACGGGATATGGTTTAGATGTTGTTAACCAATATTTAGGTGCATTGCCAACAAATGCAGGTGTGACGCCTACTTCTACGGGTGTGTTATCCACAGTAACTGCGACACAACCATATAGCGCTACGTCTGGAAGTGCTGTTGACACCACTTCAGGTGCAACAGGCGCATTATCTAATCAAGTCGCATCTGCACCCATAGGAGGCGGCACAGCAACCCCGACAGGAGCGTTACCAACAAGCACGACGCAAGGAGCGCTACAGGCGACAGGCGCGTTGCAAACGGCGGCAAGCACAACTGACGCGGCTAAAACTACTCCGACTGGCGCTCTTGCAAACGCTGTCGATACTGTGGCTTCGTCTGCTGGTACAGATACGACTCAGGGTGCATTGTCAACAAGTAACACTGGTGCAACTTCAATTGTTGGCGCAACAGGTAATGATACTGTTACTGGTGCAGCAGATACAAATCGAAATAACGCGATAAAAAACCAGTTTTTATCTATTTACGATGATCCCAATAAGACCGGGTATCAAAAAGCTCAAGAGATAAAAACGCTTGCGGCTAATGCAAAAGTAAGCGATGCTGAAATAGCATCAGCTTTAGGATTTACTGGCGCAGATGGAACAACGCTCCTAAATACGTTTTTGAATCAGCAAGATCCAACAACGCGTGCTATTCAAAGGTCTTTTGCAGACGTATACAACAACAAAGATCTTACCCATCAACAAAAAGCGCAGCAGATCAATCAGCTTGCATCAACGAACAAAGTCAGCAGAGATCAAATAGCTACTGCTTTAGGTATCGATTCAGCCAATCTCAACACGTATCTTGATCAAGATCCGACAGTTATTAGCAGTTTGTTGGCGACAGCGAATTCTCCAGATAAACCTGAAGACTATACATATGAAACGGATTATGAAGGTTATCAATATCGGGTTTTAAGTAAACAAGGTCTTGCGGCAAAGCAAGCAAGAGCAGATGCGGGCAGGCGGCTTGAAGCGCTTGGCTACGAATTTTTTGATCCTGACGGACCTGCTTATCAGGATGATTTTGGTACGGTGAACGATAGACCAGCAAAGTGGCTATCACCACAAGAGGCGGCTGGTGTAACTGGCACGAAAATAAATAATCAGTTAAGAAATCAGGCTTACGTTCAAAGCACTGATTATCTTGCTCCTGCGCTCAGTCCTCTTGCAAATCAACTTCGTCAAAGTCTTGATGCTGTAAATTCTTCGGGGGGTATGCTCGTAAATCAACCTGCGTATTTTTACAACAAAATTGCTGAGGAACTTACGGCAAAAACAGGTATTACTAATTTAGATGATATTGGTCATAGAAAACTTGAAGGGCGTTGGATTGATGCCGGTGGAGAACCTCCTGTCTCATACTTCATACGTTCGGGCAGCGACCAAATAGAGTTGTATGACGATGAGTTTTACAACAAAAAGACCGGACAAGTTTTCCCCAATGGACGATTGCCAAATTTCAAACATGGCATTAGAGATGACGAAACTGGCGCTTATTTCACAGTAGGCCCAGACGGCAAACCAAAATTACAAACGTATTACGCGAATGAAGGCGAAGCATGGAAAGACGCGCTTTTGCCGCTTGCGATCATCACGGCGCCGCTTACTGTCGGCTCAAGCCTAGCCGCGCTTGGCGGTGCAGAGGTTGCAGCATCAGCACTAGCCTCTGAACTTGCGGCGGCAGATATAGCTTTAGGTGGTCTTGGTGGCTCCGCTGGTGCAGCAAGCCTAACCGCAGGTGCTTTACCGGCTGTTGGGTCATTAACTTCAACACTCACCTCAGCATTGCCAACAGAACTTGTTCAGGCCGGACAAACGCTTGCAAGCACGTTTAACACGGTCCGGCCTTATCTTCAAGGTGCCAACGCGCTGTATCAAGCTTCACAGGGGAATATCGCAGGAGCTATTTCAAGTGGTCTTGGTGCGGCGGGTGGGTTTGGCGTCCCTGGTGCAGCAGAAGCAGCGAGAATATTTAATCTTGGATACGGTGCAACTCAAGGCAACTATCTGCCCATAGTGCAAGAACTACTCAATCAAAGTGGTGCGGGTGGAGCGCTTGCAAATACAAAGATCGCTGGGGATTTTACATTAGGCGATGCGTTCAAGGGTGCAAGCTTCCTACAAGCTTTGCAAAGTGAAAATCCTACGGTCATCCTTAATGCAGCCGCATCGCTAACCGGAAGCCAAGATCTCAAAGTAGCAGCCGCAGCTAATAACTTTGTCAACATACTTAACAACCCAAATGCAACGGCATTTGACGTTGCCATGGGTGCAGATCGGATTGCTCAGACTTTAAACACTGCAAGTAAACAGCCTCCACCGAAAGGCGCTGGCGATCAATCCTCAGTAACTGGCGGTACTGGAAACGATTCAGTCGGCGGACTTAACAGTACTTCAGTAACCGGCGGTACAGGAAACGACTCAGTCGAAGGAACGCCAACTACACCTACGCCAACTGCGCCTACGCCCACAGTTACTCCTACTTCACCAACGTATTTAACAGAATCACAAGCATCAGATCTGTTAAAAATTGGCGGGTTTGATACGTCAGATGATGACCCTGTTGCTCAAGCAATAATTAGAGAGTTATCTGGAACAGAGTACGCACAAGCAAACCCAAATCTTTTTTTACCAGATATTAATGATCCAAATAAAGTAAAAATTCTTATTGGTGAAGTTTTGCCACAAGTTGTAAAAGAAGCGGCAAACGACCCAACGATGCAAAGATCGTTGTGGGGGAAAATAGTTGATTTTGGAAAAGGTGCTTTAAGTGCAGCACAAAGAGTCCCCGGAATAGTAAGCGTTATATCAAATGTATTCCGTGGATTAGAACCCGGCGAGTTAAATACTGGCGAACAAGAAATATTAGACAAAATAAGAAACGAAGTTTCTAATGATTCATATCTTGCCAACGAATTACAGCGGCTATTAAATCGTGTTCCATCGCCTACAAGCATACAAGATGCCGGTCAAATCGGACAAATTATTGTTCGCGCATCAAGACTTCTAGATCCTTCTGTTTCACCAGAAACAGAACCCGAAGTAGTTCCTTCCGATGATCCTGATTGGGAGAGGTTTAAACGTCGTATTTTTGAACCAATTACCCCAACGGTTACTCCGACCGCAACTCCTACTGTCACTCCTACGGAAACCCCAACAGTAACTCCTACTGTTACACCAACAAAAACCCCGACGGTAACGCCTACTGTTACACCGACAGAGACACCTACTCAGACCCCTACTATTACTCCAACAGAAACACCGACCACAACGCCAACAGTTACACCAACTGTAACTCCTACTGAAACACCTACTGTTACTCCTACAGTTACGCCTACGGAAACCCCGACGGTAACCCCAACTGAACCAGTTACTCCAACAGTAACGCCAACAAAAACGCCCGTTGTAAAACCAATAGATCCTAACGATCCACTAACGTGGCCTGACCCAGATTTGTATCCTAATTTTGACCCGTTACGGCGTGAAACTTGGCCCGAAGAAATTCCTACAGATCAACCAAAACCATACGATCCAACCAAACCAATATTTGATCCTAGAAAACCTACGACTTGGCCTGATCCTATTGATAATCCATGGTTTGAAATTGACAATCCTAGTACATGGCCTGAAACCAACATTCCTCCGGCTATTACACCTACTGTTACACCGACCGTAACACCTACAGAAACGCCAACCGTCACTCCTACTGTTACACCGACCGTAACGCCCACGGTAACACCAACCGTAACCCCTACAGTGACTCCAACAGTTACGCCTACGGTTACACCTACTGTTACACCAACTGTCACGCCTACTGTGACACCAACAGAAACACCAACTGTTACACCAACGATTACTCCGACTGTTACACCAACGATTACTCCGACTGTTACACCTACTGTTACACCTACTGAAACGCCTACGGTTACCCCCACCGTCACTCCAACAGTAACTCCTACTGTTACACCAACAGTCACACCAACAGTTACTCCTACGGTTACACCTACAGTTACACCTACAGTTACTCCAACAGTTACTCCAACAGTTACTCCAACTGTTACTCCAACAGTTACTCCAACTGTTACACCTACTGTCACTCCAACTGTCACACCTACTGTTACACCTACGGTTACTCCAGTAACTCCAACCGTAACTCCGGTCACCCCAACACCCACCCCAATAACGCCTACTCCAACACCAACTCCCGTTACACCGACTCCTACGCCTGTTACACCGACTCCTACGCCAACCCCAACGCCTATTGCGCCTACGCCTATTGCGCCAACACCAATAGCACCTACTCCAATAGCGCCTACTCCAACGCCTACAATACGAGTTACTCCTGTATCTGTACCGACATCACGTCCAACGCCTACTCAAGGAGGTCAGATGTCCATGCCTATGGCGCAAGCCGTAGCTGCGGCATTTGGTATGCCTCAACTAGCCAACGTGTTTTATTACGGGAAAGAGTTTGGGTCTAAGAAACAGAAACTGACCAAAGAAGGAAAGTTAGAAGAGGAAGAGTACAAACCTCTCAGCGTCACGCAACCTGGCGCTGAACCCGAGCAGATTGCAGAGCAGATTGAATCAACCAAGAAAACCGAGGACAATATTGTCAATCAGGTATTGAACACCATCGATGACGATACCGTCTCTTTTGACGACCTGATACGCATATTGAGAGGGCAGTAAATGAATCCAATATATGATGAAGATGGCAATATCATTGGCTATGAAGACGCTGAGGACGTGACATCTGAAGATGACA